GTTTTAAGCCACGTAGAGAAGAATTTGCCCTTTGCTGGTGGTCTAGGGTATTTACCCCTCTAGTTGCTATTCCTGAGCGATCTGAGGGGGTTTTTTTTTGTCTAGACCTGTTATCTTTTCATATTATTGCGCTGTACACCCCTAGATTTTTCAAAACTACGCATTCCACCCAATCCTAACAAAGCCATTGTTAAGGACATAAGACCTTCGGTTTGAATAACAGGAAGAGCGATGCCCGAACCTGTTAGTGCTAAAATCCAGACAGCTATGGGTTGAAAAACAAACTGCCAACCTAGACCAAAAGCGCATATCCACATGATGGCTGGCCTAGCTCCTGCAACGAAAATAGAGGAATGTTTCGCTTGTTCTAGATTAGTTTGTGCTTGAGCCAGATCCAGAGATACAATCTGTGATCTTAGTTCGTGGTCAAGTTTCTTTTTGAGATCTTTGTCTTCTACAAATTTGTCTAAGACTTTTCCAGCCACTCCAATTACGCTTTCGGCTATACCTAACATTTTCTTTGTTCTCCATTTCTAAACATCGTATGTACGCTAAACCAATCATTACTGCATTAGTTGATTCATTTGTCTTGATAAATCTTCTTGTGCTCTAAGATCTACGTCTTCAGGGTCTTTATCATATAAAGATTCTGCAAGAGTGTTCATTATAACTATATTTAGTTTAGGCCAGAATTGTGGTGGTATAGTTTCTCCCCCACTTTCTAAAACTTGTATAAAAGCTTCCGTAACTTTTGGATCTGAAAGCATTCGCCCTAAAATTTCAACTTTTTTCATTCTTAAACCTAGCAGAGCTACTTCTGTAGCTACATATTTAGGACTGATTATACCACGAGAAATGCTGTACAATCTAGATATATATGATTCTACAGACAATCCAGCAGGGACTCTTAAACCTACAGGTGTATCTGATAATCTACTTCTTGCATCCTTATTAAAAATTGTCATTATCTTAGCTAGATTTTTTATACTTTCATAAGACTTTTCTCCTGCAAGGTACTTTAAATTTTCTTCGTTGTTTACAACCTCTTCAAAAAAAGTACCAACTTTAAAAGGTCTAATAACTTCTCCTGTTAATCCAGCACCAGTTGCCAATATAGGTTGTTTCTGCGTAGATTTTGCTAGACCTTCTATAACTATGTCGGAAATAATTTTTTTAACTTCGCTTTCAGGTATGTCTAAGTCTTTTGCAAGAAGGGGTACAATCTTGTCTACTCTTTGCGAACCCACCCCACTCTTTACAAAGTATTCATACATTCGTTCATAGGAATCTATACCAGAAGCTTCTTCTATGCCCAGTTTTTTTATAGCCTTGTCTAATACCGTTTTCCTTGTATTAAATTCTGTAGACAATCTTTTTTGTATGTCTTGTAAACCTTTTGCTAAATCTTCTATTGTGCCAGTTAGTAGGTTTTCTTCTGTTAAATATCTTTCTATACTATCATTGTACGTTAACACTTCCTCTGCATCAAGTACGCCTAGTTCTTGCAATTTGAGTAAACCTGGAGATTCCATTTCATTAAAAGATTTTGTTGCATCTGCTAGCATTTTTCTTTTTATGGTCATGCCAGCATCTACTTCTAGAGCCATGTGTGCTTTTGAATCTGCACCTCTATACAACACTTTTAAATCATCTAGAAGTTTTTTAGCGACTGCACTTTTTTGTTTTCCAGTTGTCTCTTTATAAACTTTTTTTCTTATTTTTCCAATAGATCTGCTAGCTTTTACAAGTTCTTTTTTAGATTGAAATTCATTACTAAACGCTGCGTTCATTAAATTTTTTACAAGCTGTCTTTGCTCATCGTTTAGCACATAAGCTTCTGCATTTGGTTCGCTGTATACTGATTGAGGTGGAAAGCTTTTATAATCATACTCTCCAAAAGTTATAGCTAAGTCTCTTTCTAAAGCCTTAGCTAGTTCTTCAGCTTCACCTTCCTTAGCGTTCATTATATCTCTGATCCTAGCACCTAACCAATTTACTGGATTATTTATAAACGCCTTGTGTCCTAGTACTTCTCCTGTAGTTTCATCTAAGGGTACGGTTTGAGAAAGTTCATTTCCTAAACGATTAAACGCAGGATTTCTGTATCTATTTATTACCTCTACAGACCAGTTATCTACTGCTGCCTGTAGCCTTCTAACCAATTCTTTAGTTACTAGGCCATCCACACCCTCTGCTGTTTCTCTAGTGATAGCCTCTACATTACCTATAAGATTATCAACTACAGTACTATATCGTTTTGCTGCATCTAGCTTGTTGTTTTGAAATAGTTCTCTTGATTGTCCTTGAAGTGCTTTTCTTATTTTTATAAGCTCTGCTACACTTATTTCCATTCGTAACTCAGGTATAGCATCTGCCTTACCTAACTCCTTATTAAGAATCTTTATTTCATCGTCTAGTATTTTAAATAAATCAAAACTTCCTAATGCACCTCTTTTTTGTTTTATGAGCGTAGCGTTCCATAGAGATCCATAGATATGATTTAAAAGGTCATGGTTAACATCCTTTGAAGTAATAGCTATCGGTTCACCATCAGCATTACCTTTAAAAGATGATATGTCTCCAGAATCAAGCAAATCATTGTGCATCTTTACAAAGAGTTCTTTCAACGAATCGGAGCCATCTAAAGCTTTGTTTATAGAATCTTCTGCTTCTATATTTGCAAATGCGTTCAGAGCAGGAGCCTTAGATAGCCTAGTGTCTGTTAGACCTTTCAGCACCTTTTCTCTTTGAGTTTGTGGTATTGCAAAAGTATCTGTAAACTCATTATCAGCAAAAAGAGTTCTCATCCATTTGCTTATATCTACAAGAACAGGACTACCATCCTCGTAAGCTAGATTCTCTAGATCCGTAAACATCTGGTTTCCATCACTATGTCTGAATGTACGGTCATTAACCATAGTAGTCCATAATTCGGTAGCAGCTTTATCTGCTTCTATTGCATGTGTTTTAGGATCGTGCAGACTTGCTAAATTTTCTAAAATTCCTTCTCGTCCTAAAATTCCCTCTTCTCCTTCTACTCCCTCTAGTCCTTCTGTTCGTATTTTTATCTGTTCTTGCAGTTTACGTGCTAAATCTCTAAACGAGTTTAGTTTTGTTTTTTCTCTTGTACCTATAAGTTCATCTATACCTTTAGTACCTGTCTGAGTCCCCTCCCTCAAGAAGTGATGCTCTAAAAGAGTATCTACTAACTCTTCTAGTGCTTGTGGACTACCAACCAACACAGATAACTGTCTGTCTGTTAGATTGTTCACCATATTAATTACAAAGCTATCTATGTCGTTTTTACTTTCATTTAAAGCACTGACTATATTGTTATCCAGATTATTTAAAGCTGCTATAAAATTATTAAGCTTATCGGCATTTTCAGACCCACCGTTAAGATATTCAGAAGATTGATTTGCTAGTTTCTTTAAGGCATTGCGAAATTCGAGTATTTGTTTTTCTACTGCTGTCTCTTGTGCAACAAGCCCTTTTATCTCCTCAGCCATACCTTTAAATCGAGTTGTATCTAATTTAACAGTCATAATCGTATCTCTTATCATCATAAGAGGTATCATATTAGCTGCTTTATCTATGGTAGTATCTAAAACTTTTGGGTCTATTCCAAGATCTGTTAAATCTTCTTTTACTCGTTGAAACATTAGTATGTTATCTACTGCTGCTTGTTTTTGTTCTTTAGGAAGAAGTCTTATAAAATCTGCAAACCTATTTAAGTTATCTATTTCTGCATTGGAAAAACCTTCTATTTTGGGTGGTAACTTTCCTTCTTTTAGAAATTGTTCTCTCTGTGCATCACTTAACTTGTCCATGTCGTTCCCTAAATTTTTGAAGTGCCGTCCAAGTGCTGCTCCTCCTCTTCTTAGTATAAGCTCATAACCTACACCACTAAGAAGCCCTCCACCAAGCGCACCCATCCATGCATAGTCGTCACTTCCAAACAAATTTCCTGCAATAATGGTTCCTGCAGTAGCCCCTGTCTCAGTCATGTTTATCAATCTAAACTCGTAGGGAACTTTAGATGCTCTGCCTTTGTTTAAATCAGCTATTTTTTGAGTTTCTATACGAATAGTTTCTTTGTCTTTTTTACTTCTTGCTGAAGCTAGCTTACCTTTGGCAGATACTATATCTTCATCAAATTTTCTCTGCTGTGTTTTCATACGTTTTTCTTGTACAACTGTTTGTACTCGTTTTGCATATCCTGATGCTCTAAAATTTGCCCACCATGACGAAACTTTTCCTTGAGCACTGTCAAACTTGTTCTGAAATTTATTGGTCACTACGGTTTCGTGTACTAATCTCCAATCGTCTTCGTCTATGTTTTCAATATGCTGTTCTTTTTTACCTTGTTTTTTTCTTAGATCGTTATATGCTATCTGAGCTTTTTTCAACATAGGTATTGCACCTCTGGTAGCAATCATTTTACCTACGCCTTTAAACGTAAGATACTCTGGTGCGAACCTTAAAACTTGTTCTGGAAGACTTGCCTCTGGCCTCCATATTCCTGTCAACTCAGCAGCCTCTCGTGTAGTGATGTCCGTACCAGACAACATCTTAACCAATCCTTGTGTAAATATGGCTGCGCTAGGTAGTTCTGGCGCATCTTTAAATGCCTTCCACGCTACTGCATTTTCAGCAGCCCAAAAACCTTCTTTTCTTTTTTTGTTGTAAAGTTTTTCATATTCTTTAGCTTTTTCAGGAGTAAACACTCTATCTGGATCTGCAGTAAAACGCCCTCCAAGAAGAACATTTGTTGCTCCTGAAACTAAATTACCAATACCTGCTACTATACTATACCCTGTAGAAGCAACACCAAGCAAAGTAGGACTAGCCCCTAAGTAACCTTCTTTTCCTTCTTTTATATCTATAGCTCTTTGTAGTATTTCTGCTCTACTTCTTTTGGGTTGACCTGCTGCTTCTGAAGCTCGTATCAATGGTCCTGTAACATCTTCTAAGCTTTCTTTAGCACTACCCACACCTAAGCCAAAAGGCATAGGTATTAGATCTCCACTATCATCAGATTGATATCTTTCTGGAGCTATATCAGAAACACTTTCTACTGTAGGGGCAATACTGTAAGCAGGTCGTTGTTGTTGATCTTTTCTAGCTCTAATTTCTTGTAGCTTTCTTTCTGCTTCGTCTTTACCAATTGAAAATTCTATATCCAAAGCTATGTTCCTTTTCTATTTTTTTTAATGTTTTGAGAATTAAAAAAAGGTTTTCTTCCAGGTATTGTTCTACGCCCACCTTTATAGTCTAGTTTATTTCGCCTCTGTGATCTTAGGTAGACACCGTTGATTAAAGCACCAAGTTCTTCTGCAGATCTTCTATTAGGATTTTCAGTAAGTTCTCTAAAAAGCCTACGGTAATCTTCTCTATTCGTACCTGTAGAAATTAGTTGTCCTTCTGGTCCTAGTCCTGCTTCTCCGTTTTGCATTTCGTAAATAAGAAATTCAAGATTTGTTTTTAAGCTTCTTATATCTCCGCCTCTATCTTTTGCAAATTTTTTAAACGCTTCTAACCTGTCCCCTCTCCACTGTGCAATACCTGCGTTTGTTTCAGTTTTTCCGCCTCCTAGCTGTTTTGTCGTAATGCCTCTAGACAGTTCTTTCATCATATTTGGACCCAGTTCTTTACGAAAATTTTGCATAAGGGCTATAAAGCCTTCGGGAGAAAAGTTAACATCTAAAGCTTTAAGTTCAGGTACTGCAGCACTTGAAAATTGTCTTTGATTTAACCCATCTTCTCCAAGACCTCCAATATATTCGTCTACTTTTACTTTAAATGCTTTATCTCGTTCTTCTGCAATCTGCGTTCCTGTTTTAACGCTTGGGTCTTCACCAGAAATCTTAACATTAACTACTCCCTGTTTAGTTAGACTATACGTTATGGTTTCGCCTCTATTTGTAACCATGTTATAAGCTGATTTTGAAAGTTTTTGCAGTACTTCTGCTTTTTTTGCTGGAGTTTGATTTGACGCTGCTACCCTAAGAAGACGTTCATAGCTGTCATCATCAACTATGTGGGGATTCGATCCACCTTGCGGAATCCATATCCTAAAGTTTTTTATAGATGTATCTTGACCCTGAGAAACTCTTGAAAACTTATAGCGTGTTGTTGTATCTTTACCTAGCCAATCTGTAAATGTAGCTTTGTTAAAAGTACCATATTCAGGATATTTTTCTTTATCTACGTCAGCTACAGCTTTAAACAATTCCTCTGGTAAATTTTCATCTGGACCAATCGTAAAAGAAGAACCATTTAAAGTCATTCCTCTAACAGCTTCATTTGCTCTTGTTAATAAGTTTCTTGCCCTCTCTTCTCCACTATTTCCTGCTAGTGCATCCATCTTTAATAGTTCTCCAGCAGCTTGTATAGCCCCAAGCACATCTTTATTATTTTTCCACTGGCCTTTTCCTGAAAGAGGAAGGTTATACAGATCAGCCATATTGACTGTGTTAACTAACATACCTCTTATTACTCCTAATTTTGCTAAAGAACGATTTACGTTTGTAAATACATCGTTTCCTATTATATCTAGATTTATCTTAACGTCTGTATCAGATATAGTTTTACCGCCAGTACCACCTTGAAGAACACTACTTAATTGGTAAGCTAGTATGTACCTTAAAGAACCTGTTAAGGCTGAAGCATCGTTACGTGATAAAGTCTCTTTGTTTGCTAAATTTCTAAATGTTGCTATATTATTTATAAGCTTTTCTGCAACGCTAGTACTCGTACCACCAATATCTACACCATTAACTTGTCTAGGTCTTACTGATCGTAACGCTCTTTCAGCCTGATCCGCTAGGTCAGGAAGAACAGATATAACTCTTCTAGCTTCGTTTACTAAAGAAGAAGGTGTTCCTGTTGTTTTTATGTTATTTATAAGTTTATCTATAGTTTCAAGACCTGCTCGTGCTAATGGGGCAGCACCAGTATAATTTTTATATGCAGCAACTTTTTGAAGATCGGTTTCGTTAAGTACTCTATAAGGTATTTTGTCCCTTCTCATATAAGGACCATCTTGTTTTACATCTTTTTTATTTGCAGCCATAGCTACAAGCAATTTAAAATCGTTTGTAATTCTACCGTCTGGATTTACCCAAGTATTTTTAGTCTCAGCAAAAAACTTAGCAGCCCCATCTACTTTGCTCTGTATGGCCCCTCCCTTAAGAACATGTGCTACTAGATCATTTCCTAAAGCCTGATAGATCTTTAAGCCATTACCTTCTGTAGGCTCTATTCCATATTCTTCTGATATTCTTGCTTTTAACATTTGTCTACCAGCAGGAGTATTTAAGTCTAATTGTTTTTCAGCACCTATAAGAGTTTTGTTAAAGTTAACTAAAGCTTTCTGTATTATAGGCGCATTTGAAACAGAAGGTTTAGCTGCTGCTGTAGGAACTCCATTCTTTTTATAAACATAATCAACATTGTTTCCGTTATCGGATCGAATCCCATCTCTCATAATTGTACTGCTTAACTTTTCTACATCAGCCCTTAGCTCTGGATTTTTTCTGAAAACACCTGGAAATAGCGTTTCTTTAGGGTCCTCTCGACCTACTATTTTACCGTTTAAATCTCGACTTGTAAGTTGGTTTGCTAAAGTATTATAAGCTGTACCCATTTCAGAAACTAGGCTAGTAGTATTTTTTAAATAGGCATAATCTGCAGGACTTAACTTTGCAAGGTTAGTAAAAAATGAGGTATTCCTTGTCATCTGATCTCCACCCTTTATGGGTCTTAATACATGTATACCATCAAGATCGCCTATAACAGAAAAATTTGAACGTATGGTTTGCCTGTTTTTTCCCAACGTAGCAGCATTTCGCAGTTCTTGAACTGCTAGTGCATTAGCTCTATTAAGCGAACCTTCCTTTGCCTTTCCTGCAAGTTCTTCGCCTAAAAGTTTTGATCGCATTGCCGATTCTGCATCTACTTGTAGCAGCTTGGTTTGTCTTGTAAACCCTAATTGAGCTAGCTGGTCTGCCTGTTTTCTGGCATCTTTAGCTATTTCGGCTCTACCTGCTCTGACCTCATTCATAAGCCTATTGCCTTCATCTACAGCACCCTTAATCATAAACATAAACGGACTTAATCCCATCTAAATTTCCTCCTCTTGATCTAAAAAAGACATTTCTGGCTGCTGTTCAATAAGAGGCATACCAACTTCTTCACCTTCAATAACTGCATTTTCTAAAGGTATATTTTCAATAGCATTTATACCTAACATTGCTGACTCGTACATGTCTGGTCTTCTTTCGCTCATCATATGCATTATTTGATCGTCAGGTATATCAAGCCTTCTTTTTGCCACTTCTGGATCTGTATTAAATACAGTTGCAGGTATTTTATTTTCTATGGCTAAACCTATTAGATGCATACTTACTGGCATCTTCAGTATTTCTGCTATGTCTGGTGTCCAGTACCCTTCTGAAAAACCAGTAAAAGTAATCGTATTGGTGATTGCCTCTACAGGTACACCTGCCAACATAAGCTTTATAAAGTTATCTTCTGTGTCAGGCTGTTCAATTTTGTCTACTATAAAATCCATAGCGTCTTCTGGAGTAGAGTATATAGAGGGACGTTCCCAAGCCCACTGTTGAGGATTGTCAGTAAGAGAGTGGCCTGGAGGAGGGGCATTGAAGATATCTATATCGTCTATGCTACCCTTTTCAAAATTTAATTTCTTTTCAAATTCAGGATCTCTGTAGTTTGGATCTGGATTGATCATAGCCATATTTTTTATCCTATATTTGGTAGGCGAAATTGCCTAAGCGCAGTTTGCAATGGTGTTTTTGTTCCTTTTGGTCTGGTTTCACCACTAATCATTTCAGCCAAGTCGTTTTGTGTTACTGGTATTCTTCCTTGATTAACCATTTGTCTAGCTATTAAAGACGCTTGTTTTGCTCTATTGCTTTGGCTCATAAGGGCTGCAATCTTTTGTTCAGCAGCTTGTGTTCTTTTTGCCATTTCAGTTCTTTCCGTTGAACCTAAACGTGCTGTAGGTGTAGACGCTCTTCTTTGAGGAAGACCTTGATTTCCTGCTCCTCGTTGTCCAGCTTTTTGCCTAGCAGAAGTTATATCTTTAAAAACACCTGCAAGTTTTCCACTTATGCCCAATGCTGCTCGTGCTTTAGCTGCTGCTTCTGAAAAACCACTTCTAGCATCGTCTAGAAAACTGGTTTCTGTAGCTTGCTCATACGCCCTTTCTCCGTACTGTTGTGCTGCAATATCAAACATTTCATCTGAACTTCTACCGCCTACAGCAGTAAAAGGTTCGCTGTAGTCGTAGTACGTTAAATCGGAAGGCTCAATGTCTCCATAAACTTCATCTATGTCAAAAGAACCCAAGGTTACATCGTCCCAAAACGATCCACCACCACCCTCATATAAATATTTATACGGATCAGCCATATTCTAAGCTCCTAAAAATGTAAACACACCGTTAATAACTGCAGACCCAAGACTGTTAAAAAAAGCATTTCTTGTATCGGTTTCAAATTGTTCTGCATTAAAACTTTGCTGTTGAGAAAGAATAGCTACATTGTGTGCTCTTTGGTTTGCATTCTCAGATATCTGTATCATCCAGCTTGCTTCATCTCGATACCGTTGCCAAAGCTTATCAAGCTGTGCTTGATTTATACCAAGTAAATTTAAGGCATTTTGCCTATTGTTTTCGTTGTCTCTGGTGTTATTAGCAGTGTTTATATTTCTTCTCCACACAGCATTTGATTGTTGTATATGAGCATCGTTTTGTATATTAAACTTATCTCTTGCATCGTTTATTTTTGCAAAGTATCTTTCTGCAGCATTTTCTTGGTCTGCATTAAACTGTTCCATCGCTGCAATTCTACTGGTATTAGCGTTATCTACCTGTGTTTCTAACTCTAAAAAGAATTGATCTGTTTGCAGTTGAGACTTTGCATTAAACTGTCTGGCTGCGTTTTCTTGAGCTTGATCTGTAAATAGTTTTTGAAATCGACTCTGTAAATCTATTGTCTTTAGCTGCTGGTCATTGTTAAGATTTTGTGTATCTAACTGTAAAAAAGACTTAGCGTTGTTTACAGCAGCAGTCATACGTGCATCAAGGTTAGCTTTATCCATAGCTGCGTATGTCATAGCATTTTGTAAAGTAGCCTGTTGTTTATTGTTTAGGTTTTGTAATTGAATAGCTGCATGTTTATTTGCATCTTGTGCAGCAATAGGTATACCTGCTTCTAACATAGCTTGAGAAATAGCAGCAGCAGCCATGCTAGATTGACCAAGACCTCTTTGAGACATAATAGCCCCTGCCCTACGAACTGCTGGAGCAGCCCATGCAGGTGGTGGCTTACCTTCTTCAAAAGAAGAGAACAACTGTTCTAGTTGAAAAGTAAGAGTAGCCTTTTGGTCTAACTCTTCTGTTTGTGGAGTAGCCTTTGCTTCTGCAGATACAGCACCTTGAATGTCACCTACAAGACTTTCTGCAGATACCTGTCCCTGCGCTGCTACAAACTCTGGTGTTCCTTCTTCTACAAAGGATGTGTATGTAGCTGCAGCTTCTCTAGGAGGTTTAGCTATTTCTAGCCCTGTTAAAGAAGCCTTAGATATTTTAGTTTCTAGTGTAGGAGCTTCGGCTATGTCCTCAAATAACTCGTCTTGCTGTACTGTTTGAGGGATAGTAGATACCTGCGTTCCTGTAGGAAGCGTAGGAGGCTGCCCTGTGATAAGGTCTGCTTGTTGAGCCAATTCTCCAGTGAGTTTTTGACTTAGGGCTGCTGGCGTATCTATTCCTGTACCTGTTTGTTGAGGAAGAATTTCTTCTACGGTTGTAGGTGTTTCATCTGCCATAGTTTATTCCTTGTCTTCAAAAAGTTCCTCTGCTTTTTCTTTATTTTTAAACTCTTCAAGCTCTTCTATAGCAATAGCTAGCTTAGCTTCGAGTTCAGCACAACGATTAAGGTATGTGTTTCGTTGTCTAGTCAGAGTGTTAATTAGTGATTGTCCATAACTTTCAGCCATAAAAATATCCTCATATTAGGCTGCTACCTCTTTTTTTGATTTTTCTTTTGGTGGTTTTTTACGAATGGCAGTCCAGAAATATGTTACTTCTTCTCCTTCTTTGCCCTCGTCAAATATAACTTTCCATATTTCTATATAATCGTTGTCATAGAAAGGTCCTGAAAACTCTAGTTTAATTAGCTTAGCCAGTACAGGTTGTGGAAAAGTAATGCACTTTTCTTCAAATATCTTTCTGATATAAGCTTTTTGTCCCTCTTCTAGACTTTTTAGATAAGTTTTGTATAGATCTAGCTGTGTATCCAGCTTATCGCAGACTTCATATATTGCTACTACTTCTGCATCTTTTTTGTCGTATACTACTGCATCGGATACTGTACAGCAAACTAATCCCAAAGTCAAGAGAAAAGTGCATGTAAACTTAAAAAATCTATTCTTTACTTTCTGTAGGAGGGTGTGATCCATTGTGCATCCTATGTATGTTGTCTAGCTCCCTTTCTATTGAATCTAATCTCTGAGCTACTTTGCCATCTCGTTCTGATTGTTGCTTTAGTATCTGTGGAGATAAGATATCTTTACTCATTGTGTCGATTGCTGCTATTGCTACAGCTTGTTTAGCTTCTACTTTATCTAGCCTTTGATTGAGGCTGGCTAGATCTTCGCTAACTGCGTCTAGTGTTGCAGTGATAGATTTTATCGTAGCCTTTAGTACTCCCCATGTAGTAGCTATACCTGTTAACACTATTCCAAATGTTACTATTTCCCTTGGCCCAAGTTCCATTATTCCTCACAATCAGTACAACGGCAGTCTTTACATACTTCTACCTTTTGATTACCTGTAGAATCAGCATAAGTTCTAAAAGATCTTGCTACGGATAAATCTTTATTTAGCTTATTACCACAGTGAGAGTCGTATCCACAATTATTACATTTAGCCATTTAGTATTTTTATTTACCTTTTTGCATACATTATAAAAAGCCATAGACCACCAACGATAACAACTACAGCAAGAATACTACCTAAAAATTCTAATATTTTGGCCCATCGTTTCTTTGATATTCGTCTTTTTGCTTCGAGAGCCTCTTCATATTGTTTCTTTTTTTCATCTCTGGTTATTAGTATGTACGCCCAAGTATCTTGACCAAACTTTCTATTTAACAGGTATGAAATTCTATCTATGGCCTTTTGAGCTTCTTTTTCCTGAATTGTTTCTGTGATAGCCATCTGAAGAAAATTATCAGAGGTTACACCTTTTATTAAACCACCCCACTTACTTGCAATAGGATGAGCTTTTTTCTTTAACTGCTCTTGCCCTTTAAAGACGTTATCAATTAGTCCTGCTATCTCTGACACATCTTCAGTAGTCTTGAGAGCCATTTTTATGGCTTTGCAACTCTGCTGAACTAGCTGTAGTCCAAAAAGTGTTTCTGCAACGACCACATTTATTCCTCTTCATCTCTGCAGTTACAGTCTTCGCAAACGCAGTTTTCACACTTCTTTTCACAGTGGCAGGGGTGTTCACAGTGAATACAAGTCATGGTCATACTGCCTTTGCAGGTGTAACACCTGACCCTGCTACACCGCCTCTTCCTCCAAAAGGCGATTCAGCCCAAGCGCAATAAATAAAATTTGCAGATCCAGAATAGTCGGTAGTTCGACACTTAAAACCGTTGCTTAAAAAATCAATTTCTTCACTGCCTGTTGTTTCTGCTGCCGAAGAATCTATAAGCAACTGATCATCTGTTTCATTAAAAGAACTTCTGCTTCGGTCATACACAAACCAATTTCCAGTGCTACTTATTTTTTTTATCCAAACCAGCGCAGGTCTAAAAGAAAGTTGCACCAGTGCGCCATTGTCATGGCCGTTGCCACGAAACGTGCCGAAGTGACTGAAGCCATCCACACTTTTCCAGCAATAAAGATAGTAGACTTGACTGGAACTGTTAAACGTGGTGCTGGTTCCAAAACTTACAACGGTTGACGTGGGTGCTGTTGAGTTAAATGCAGTGCTGGATGTAGCCTCTGCTCCATTAGTATCTAAAACCAAATACCCTGTTGTCGCATTAGCCAAACTTGAATGATACACTGGCGTGAAAGTGGATGATTTATCGGTATGCTTGAGTATGAAAAAATCAGGTGCGCCTGATAGCCCATGTCCAACCGTAGCGTTAGCTCCAGTTCCCGTCCATTTTGAGATTGAAAAACCGTTATCGCTTGAGACAATTTGGCTGGTTGTGTTTATCGAACCGTTCTCGTTGTCTTGACTTGCACCCCCACCAGCAGACCAGCAATAAGCTACAAAGCGTTCCCCTGCATCGTTAAAGCCTCCTGCCCCACTACCTAGTGTAAAGCCGTCTGTATTAAATGCGGTCAGTGAATTTGAGTCTGTGGCTATGTTTGCATCATCACTAGGCAACCAAAAACTTTCTGCTGTTTGCACTCTATCAAATGCCTTCCAGTGGTCAGCTTGATCTCTGTTTTTGATAAACACAAGGTCGGGTTTGAAAGTTGAAACAGCACGATCATTATCCGTGGGCTTCACTCTAAAATCAAATTCGTTCCACATGGTTGAATTAACGCCATTGCCGTTTGTATTTCGACACCTGTAGTAAATATACGTATCGTTAGCACCAATTAAATTCATACTAAGAACGTCCATCACTGGGGCTGAGGAGAAGTCTTTTGTTCCACTGATGGCTGTCCAGGTTCCACTGGTATCATTGGTTGCTTCGAAAATCCAACTATCACCCATGTTCCCACCAGCAGATTGTCTATGAATAATTATTTCTGTAATGTTAACAGCTTCAGGAAATTGAAAACGAATTTCCATATCCGTTGCGAAACCACTATAACCAAAGCCATCAGTACTACCATAACTTCCATTGACCAATTCTTCGTAATCACTTTGAAAAGTAGTGCCACCTGTCACAGATACGATAATTAGTTTTGATCTATCTCCCGAACCTAACCTGTGGCCGTAAGAATTGCCTCCCATCACAATTTGGTTAGTAGCTCCAGTTCCCTCGTAGGTAATTACTTGAAACGCACTTGTGGGATCTGTAAAGGACGGTACTGGTAGATTGTCTGAGTTCAATTTTTTAAAACCACTAGGTATGTCAATTTGATCCAGCAAAGTTCCTTGACCAAAATCAACCAGCCCATTTCGTCCACTATAAGTTGCAACCCCCCAATAATATGGCGGTGTATCAAGTGTAAAACTTGGGTTTGTTCCGTTGGCAGGATCGCCATCAAAAGATGTGGAGCTACCAGCCCATTGCGTAGTGCCTGCACTATCGTCATAATATCCAAACCACAGTTTATTATTGTCAAAGTCCATTGCTACCAGATGCATATCATCAGAGCCATAGGTAATTGAAATACTTGTAGACCCACCATTCGTAAGTTTTGCGAAGACGCTTGCGCTATCAAAGGATGCTTCAAATCCGTCTGCATCGATGTATGCGTAGTGGGTGGTTCCATCGCTTTCTTGCATATGCTTCCAACCGTCCTGATTCACAACCCAAGGGTCGCACTGTCCAGCACCGCTTGTGGAGGGCTTCGTACACCAGACCCACTTTCCAGAACTAAAGCCACCAAAAGATGCTCCAGCGTTATTAAAGACAACTAGTTCAGTACCAGCAACTTTTAGGTTGCCTTCAGATAATGTGACTGTTCCACCGCCTTCGGACATAATCTCCGACAAAGTACACCAGTTAAGGGTAGGCGTATCCGTTGTTTGGTCGCTAGAGGTAATATTATTAACCGTAAAATCATTGCCATTTCCAGAGACATCTTTACCAAGATCGCTACTGTCAGCAAAATCAAGTTTGTAACCAGTTGTTCCATACGTTACAACAGGCGTTTTCGGAACCCATACGCCGTTAGCATTAAATTTTCCAAATGAATCTGGGCCTAAAGTACTGCCATCAACGAAGCAGACTTCAGCCATGTAGCCATCGTAAAAAATACCAGACGAAACATTGTAATTACCCCATTGTTGCTCAACAGTATTGGCAATGGCTAGGTCAAAGTCTTCTGCTATTGCCGTGTAAGTGCTAAACTCTTGTTCTTGCCGTCCATTCACGTACAGCTTCATTCTTTCGGTACTGGTAGCATTCTCTGTATCAAAGGCTATTACAAAATGATACCAAGCGTGGGTATCTCGAAATTTTCGGGTTGTTATGTAAGAATATGTGCCACCAGACAAATTCAATTTAAGTGTATTATTTGAACTTAGCTCAAAATAGTCAATGGCCCCTGAACCCATTGCACTAAAAAATACCATCTGTTCGGAAATATTTCCCCTCTTTAACCAGAACGAAAAAGTGCTGGAACGTCTATTACCTGCACCACTGGGTGTGCGGTCTAGAGTGGGTGAGTCATCATCATTAAAGATGACAGCGTTTCCTACTGTAAGATCAGCTTCTACACCTCCTCCTGCACCAAAACCTATATAACTACCATAGAAGTAATCACATAGTCTGTTTTGTTCTTGAGGAACGAGTAGTGAATTTTTATTACGTTTAAGCGTCATTGATTCCGTCTGTTGTAAAGAATAGTTTAACCCCTATGAGTCTAGCATCTTCTGCCATATCATCGTTACCATCACTTACGTCTCTAAATATTCTAAAGAAACATAAGTCACCCACAGCAGGACTTCCTGCTATTGTAATTGCACTGCTTTCTGCAGTAACACACAAATCTTCTGCAGCACCTAATGCATCGTCTGTTACAACTATTGCAGTGCCGTATGCTACATCTATTGTATCGTTATCGCTTACTGCAACACCCTGTAAACCCCAAGCAACGCCATCCGTATCCGTGGCTGTTGTTGTCCAGTAAGCTTGATAGGTTACAGTCCCTTCATTCCATGATTTAGGAAAAGAAACTTGAAATTGTGCATGTTCATCTGCAGTAGCGTCAAAGTCTAAAACTTGCATATCTGGTCGTCCAGCAGTAGATTCTACATCTGTAATAGTAGCACACCCATTGCTTGAAGTAGGTCGCATAGCAGCAGCAGGAACCCATATTGTCTGTTTACCTACAGCAGCTAATGTGTTTCCTGCAGCAGTAATAGATCCAGCAAACGCCATAGTAGAACTAGCAACTGTAGAGTTAGGAGTAATAGTAAGATGAGTTACGTGTGTTCCAGCACTTGCAATATCATTTGCTAGTGTTAGGGTTCCACCATCAGCAATGTTTAGTTTCCACTCATCTCCAGCATCATCACCTTCGTCAGCCATCAAGGTAATACCTAGACCAGCACCCTCAGTGGCTGCAATTCTTAATGTGTCTGTTGTAGTTTCATCGTAACCTATTAAAACATTCTGATCGTTACCAAACTGTATGTATTTATCATCTGCTACATAAACATCGCCCCACTCTGCTGTAGCTGATCCAATATCAGCACCGCCTGAAGCGTCAGGAAGTAGAGAGGTTGAAGCAGTTATAGTAGTACCGCTTACAGTACCGCCTTCAAAGTTAGCATTTATTGTTCCTACTGAACCGCTAACTACCTCACTGGATAAACTTGCATCTGGAATAAACTTTAACTTGTAAGAGTCATCATCGTCAATACCAAGAAATGCTGTTTTTGCAGCAGTTCCTGTATGATATTGCATTGCTATACCAACATCTTTATTAGTATCTGATCCTAATGCGGAGCCATCTGAAGCAGTTTGTAAATGTATGATAGGATCTACAACAGCTAAAGTTGAAACGTCCAAAGTTGTTGACGTTCCGTTAACTACTAAGTTTCCTGTAACTGTTAGATTTTGTGATGCTGTTACGTTTCCGCTTGAATCTATAGCTAAAGAATCCGTATCGCTTGCAGAACCTATATTACCATCGTCAGGTATAACAATACCACCTGCACTTAATGTTAGTACACCTGCACCAGACAGTTGCATCTTGGAAGCAGCAGCGTCTGTTCCATTAGCCTTTGTCTTAAAGTCTATTTTAGATGTACCTGTTCCATCACCGCCACCTGAAGACAGTGTAAGATCACCACCATTAATGTTAGCTGATCCTGTTGCAGAAGAACCAGCAGCAACTGTTAGACCCTTACCTGCTGTTGTTCCGCTTGTTGCAGCTACACCTAATTCCCAGTTAGCACCGTTGGTAAAGGTTATACCGCCATCGTCTATTTCTACAACATCTGTACCATCTACATCAAAACGTATCTTACCTGCATCTGTACCACTGTCTGCTGTAGCTGTAGATATTTCTAGGTAGTTTAGGGTTTGTGCGCTGGAGTCAAAGACTGCCTGTATCATTCCCTTTTCAGCATCTGCACCACCAACAGATATAGATGGATTTCCATCATTTACATCTTCTAGTAGTTTTAGGTCTGAACCGTCAAAGGTTAAATGAGCCTCACCAGCTAATGCATTTGCACCTGTAACTGTAGCTATTGTGTTGTCTGTGCTTCCGCTAAGCGATACGGTGCTAATTGTTCCTGTGAAACCATCTAAGGCATTTAGTTCTGAAGCTGAAGCTGTTACAAGTGTACCACCTAGCTTAAGACCACCAGCACTGCCATCGTGAGTGCTAATATCAACAGTAATGTCACCATCACTCGCTGCCCCTGCAATAGCCATACCTTTTGTAAGAGTTCCATCATTTTCTGCAACATAAAAATCTATCCCTCCTTGTTCACCACCAGCAGTAACATCAACAATAGTAGACTGTATTCGTCCATAGGTTGTTGCTGCATTTCCTGCATCTTCACTTAAGAAATCTATATTACCTATAACATCACTTGTAGCAGGGCTAGCTCCATTTTTATTAAGTATTAAACTAGCACCACTTGAATCTGCATTAGTATTGGTTATTGTTAGTACAGGTTTAGCAGATGTTGAACTCTCTATAGCCATATCAGACCCTGTTAGTACAAGGTCATTATCACCATCTTCATCGTACTCTATTGTCCAATCAGAATCAGAACCAAATATAAGTTTTTCATCATCAATCAGCATTACCTCATCGCTGAACTTGAACATGTCTTCATCTTCCATCCATGTAAGAAGACCATCGTTTGACTCACCGTCAAAGGTAACAGCAATATCTGTACCTGTTGTTCCATCACCTATAGTAAGGGCAGTACCTAATAGCTTAGTTACGTTACCGCCTTCTCCTGTAGTCCCATCGTGAGAATGCCCTGTGCTAGCAGTAAAGGCAGCATCAATAGCATTGAACTCAGTAGTAAAGTCTGCTGCTTCTATTACCTCGCCTGTAGCAAAAGGGGTAGGGCTTGTTTTTGCGAATCCTGTTCCCATTATTGTCTAGCTCCTGGTGTAAATTCTAATGAAAATCCTTTAAGTGTGTATGTAGGATTTGTACTTGTATCTAAAAAGTTAAGTGCTACGGCAAAGCCTGAACCCTCTACAGATTGCCTAAATAGAGGGGTATAGTCTGTTGTAGAATACCTTGTTGTTCCATATTTAGATGAGGCTTGTCCAAAAAAAGCTGCACCTTCACTGTCTACAAGATCATATGCTGCAGGGTTATTTACTGTTGTGTCTCCATAATCATATACGAGATTCATATCTACATCTGCAACAGTACCGCTTGGATTATAGTTAAGCAAAACCCTTTGCATATTTTTACGTATACCCACGTCTCCCATATTAAAATCTGCAGTCCTATACTGGCAACTCATAGTAGTGCCATCAAAGTCATTTCCGCTTTCTTGTACGTATACATAGCCCCCATCGTAGTCCCCATGAATAACTTTTTCTATATCTGCTATGTATCCTGATTCAGCTATTTTAGGCTTGATGCCTTTTATGTCTGAAAATTCCCAGTTAATTTGTCCAGTAGTAAGATTTCTCTTAAGGACTGCTATTACTCCTTGTGCCTCAGATTCACTCTCAGCAGTATTAGGAAAGTACATACGATATTGTGATTTTGCTCTAATTACATGGGAAGATACTTGTGTTATTTGATCTTGTATCAAACCATTAAGTCTTGTCTGTATTTGTTTAGATATTGTACCAAGCTCTGTATCACCAATCTTTTCAGTACCAGCAATAGTACGCAAACCGTCTGGAGCAAGAAATATAAGATCACCGCCTATTTCCTGTACAGAGTAGTGAGTCAAACAGCCTATGTTGCGTGTAACTGGTGCTACCTGAAAATCTGCTGCACTTGTACCTGCAAGCCTGTAGATTGATTCTTTACAGAATATAATCAGGTTGTCACGAAAGGGTTTTAAGCTAACTACATCGCTACCAAAAGCTATTTCTCCTGCACCAGAAGCTGCAGAAAAATCATTTTCGTCATACGGAGCAGAAAACTTAACTGTGTGAGGAGAATTAGACATACCTCCAAAAAATAGATGGCCTTTAAACTCTTGTACTACATCTGGAGCAGTTGGCTTAGTGCCTCCATTTGCTGCGTTAATGGCTGTAAGGGTACTGCCATCAAAAAAAGCAGCATCGTTTACGCCATCTGCCATTGCAAGATTTTCTGTACCGTCCCAATCATAGCTTGTAAAATCATACCGTCCTGCAGAAGTACGTCCTGTAGTTAAAGAAGTCCACGATCCTCCTGTACCATGCATAACATTTGGTCCACGACAGGCTATTACTTTTTCATTTCCATAAAAAGCTAAACCAAGTATACCTCCTGTTCCAGATACTTCTGTATCTGAAAACTTAGAAAATCCTTTTATTTTAGCATATCCACCGCCAATATCAGGCTCAAAATTTATAAGCCTTATAGCTTCTCCAGGTTGCATAACAAATACGCTCTTATCCAGAACGAGTCCACCATCACAGTTTACAGGAAAAGCTTGTGTAGTCATTAAACGGCTCTCATGTAGTTTTTCTGATTAATAAGTTCTATTCTCATACGCCTAACACCGTTTTCATAGTCTCTTTGTGCTAGCTGAGCAGCTTGTATATTTCCTCGCAGTGTATGTACAAAATATCTTACTCTGGCAACGATTACGTCATGGAACCTGATAGGTATATTAGGTATATCTCCAAACGCTGTAAGATCTTCAGATGTAGTCCAAAAGTCAAACTCTAGCTCAAAAGCATCGTTATCAGGAGACGGACTTAAACCAAAAGCATCTGCAAGGTTAGGTTTAAATACTTTTTCTGGAGTGCCAAAACCAGAATCAGGATTTACAAGTGCTAGTTGTGATCTTTCTCTTTCAGACGCTGAAGTTATTTTTCCTGAGTGGTACTCATCATAAGTTAAAAAGTCTAGTTTTCTAGGTGATAAGTCTTCTTGAAAAACTTGTATAAAATCAACATCTAGATTAGCAGACGCTTCGTTGCTCAGCGAAATATAAGTTTGTTGGTTAGTAGCAGTGAATGTTGTAGTTTTGATAGCCCCTCTACCTACGTCATTTATTGTAAAGTCTTCTGATAGATCTGAGTCTTTGTCTGAAGACGTTCCTGCAAATACACGTAGAGTAGATGAAGAATCGCTATTAGTTCCAGAAGCAAACCGCACTGTAAGTCTATATTTTTCACCTTCAACCGTAGGTATTAGTTGATCGGAAGTTCCATCGTTAAGTCTAAGAACACCAGCAGCATACGCATTGTTTCCAGAGGAAGCATTGCTTAGTGCAGGAGTTCCAGTAGTAGCTGTTCCTGCAGGATTAGATGTACGCCTTGTCCAAAAATTAGTAAGGGTAAAAGACTCATCAAAATCACCTTTTGTAATTAAGTTACGAGGAACCAGAAAAAAACTGTCGAAATCTACATCTGTAGTCTCTCGAATATTTCCAGATGTTGCTGTAATTGCAGAGGTAGCACCTGTCAAAGTTTCTGAAGATTGGAATGTACCATCAACAACTTCTATTGTCAAAAAACTTTCTTTTATTTTTCGTATTATTCCAATAGCAGAAGAAGTACCGCCTGTTATTCTTTCGTTGATTACAAAAGCACCTGATACTGAAGTAACTGCTACCTTTATTGGAAACTTATACTCTGTTCTTCCACCAAATAACGTGTACTTTACTCTATCGTAGTTGTAAGGCCACTGAGTGTGTTCATTATTTATATTACGAATTGCCTTATTAATATCTTCTTTTACAGTAGTCTGTATACCTCGTGTAGCTGCAAGACCATCAGCCGTTTCAGCAATAGTAGTTTCGTTCAGATCGTAAAGAACGGCATTAATAAGTTCTACGTAATTCATACCATACCTCTATTAGTGTGCGTTATCAGGAAGTTCCGTACCATCCTTACTTAATTTTAACTTTACGTTGAAACTAAAAGATCTACGTTCCCCTTTAGATTTAAAAGGATAAACACAATGTAATAAATATGCAGGAAATAGATAAAAATCTCCTACTTCAGGCTTTATTAATTGGTTATGGGCATTAAACAGTGCAGGTGTTCCATGCTGAAATTCTATATGCCCTACACAAGGATAATTATCTTTGTAATCTTCTTTCCACTCTTCTTCAATATCTTCTGGCATTTTTAAATACCCAACTGCAGAAAGATCACAGCCTGTATGCATATGGTTAGGATTAAAATCTCCAGGAAAAGTTCTAACGAACCAACCAGATAAGTAATGTATATTGTACACAGAATTTTCAGGGCGTTGCCTATTTAAAAAATCATCATTCCAGTTTAAATATTGTTCAATGGTAAAATTAAAAAAATCTTGATATTTTGAAAAAACTTCTTGAGGAATACTAAACTCTTCTTGTACTTTTCCTACGAGATTAGCAGAATAATCTCTCTTTTTTAATTCTTCTTTATCTTTAATAACTCCATCTGCTGAAGTATTAAAGGCATCTATTAGTTCCTGTGGCATTTTAGAACGTGCCATACTAGGACCAAAAGGACGTATAATTTCTACTTTTTCAGGTCGCATATATTTACTCTAACTTTATAAAAAGAGTACGGAAGAGGGAAAATTTTCCCCCTTCCAATACCCAATAGTATTAACCAGATGCAGAGCCATTATGAACTTGCTTTTCTGTTTTACCAGAAATATCAGCAAGAATAGCATAAACTCGCATCTTACCTGCAGACATTGTACCGCCTGTGAACTCAAGTTTCACATCAATGGTGTCTGAAGCTGTAATACGGTTGCTAAATGTAGCAACTGCAGTATAGTCTACGTGACCATTGGAGCCTTTAGCAAGATAACCAGCAGAACTGATGTCGCCACCATCTACTAAGTCATCTCCAGCAGCGAAGTCAATGTCGCATGTTGGTGAAGTACCAGTGAAAGCCGTTAAAACTTCGGCCCCTGCGTGGAGTAAATAGCACTCAGCAGGAACGTCAATAACTTCAAAGATATCGCCAGTTGTAACAGCAGTAATCGTACCGTCTGCAATAAGCTTAGCAACATCAAAAGTTTTTTCAACGACATGAACACCTCGTTGTCGGGAGGGCATGAACTCACCAGTACCCTGCCCACCTGTTAAATCAACAGTAGCCATGATAAACCCTCCTATGAGTAGTCAATAATGCCTAGAACCAGACCTTCAGGACGAAGGACTTTTCGGCCAAAGACATGAAGACCACGAATAATGTCAGCAAAGCTGTCAGGATCTCGTACTACTTCAGTCTTTGCAATCGAAGATGCAGTAGCAACTGCAGACATATGACCAGCAAGAACTACGTTCTCACCAGTACCTACGCCTGAAAGCGATACTAAATCATCATCTGTAATGTCAGCCGATTGATTCAAAGCATTAGACTTGTAAAGGGAAAAGCCCATAACCTTTTGGTTAGTGACTAATCCGTTACGTAACGGAGAAACAGCATCTCCAGTTACTTGTACTTCCATAATTTTAGAACCTGCTGTATACAAATTCTGATACACACGAGGTGGTGCTACAAACCAACGACCCTCTTCAGGCACGTCTTGCTCATCGAGCTTTCGTGCAATAAGAGCCATCATGTTTACAATTTCATCACCAGCGTCTGAACCATCTGCAGTGACAGGAGTTCCTGCAGTACCAAGATTACTATCTGTTTCAACAGAACCAGAAGCACCTTTGATACCAGCAGAATCTATCATTTCCTGAAGTACGTTTTTGTCGAAATTTCGCTTCAGAGCAAATGCACCTGAAGAAGTAGACAAAGACTCAAAATTTACATGAGATTGTCTTTCTTCAATGTCATCTACCTTAAAAGCGAAGGCATTAGCCTTATCTACAGTCAATTGAATTTCGTCATCTGCGAGATCCTGCGGAGTAACCACAGCACCACGAGCATACGAACTTACGGTAACAGCAGGTTCTTTAATAATGCGAACTGTGTCACCAAAGTTTTCAATTTCCCCTGCGTAGTCAGTGTTTGTAATATCTTCAACCACCGAAGCTCTTCGGAAAAATTTAAGAACTTTTTGACTATAGATTTCAGCCTGAAAATTGCCATTTGGTAGATTGCTGTATCCAGCAGCAGTAGCAACAGCCATTTTAGACCTCCTTTAGCCGTTTGAGATGCGCCCTTCTAGTCGAGCCAGATCTATATCTGCCTCAAACTTTTCATATTCACTTGGTTTGAGCGCACGTATTTCAGAAGCTGTCCATGTCTTCTTGTTAGAGTTCGGGTCGGTAGAGATAGTTTTTGTTGTTGTTCTTGTAACTGCCTCTGCTGCCGAAGCCTGAGATTTAGGACGGCCTCTCTTCTTGTTTAGGCCAGAATCTGCCTTGTACAGATCTATGACACGAGCAGCCCATGATACATCTGTGTTATTCTTAGCGATTCCATCTGAAATATTAGGTGGCTGCTTTCCTAACCATTCTCTGAACTCTTCAGATTTTTTAATTTCAGAGAAGTCAGGGTGCAGGGCTAATAGTTCTTGATAAGCACCTTTTGCCTTTAGTTCTTCCTCACGCTTTGTTAAACGATTAATTTCAGCGTGAAGTTGTTCTGTTTTCTTGGTGCTTATAGCGTCCACAATATTATAAACGTCAGGATAGTTTTCCTTAAAACTTTCTATGTCAGCATCTTCTGGCTCAGTTTGCTGAACTTCAGAGGCTGCTTGTGAAACCAAGCTTTCTTTTTCCTCTTTCCATTCATTTAACTTAGCATCGTAATGTTTCTTTAGATCATCATAACGCTTTTTAAAGTCGTGTTCGCTTTCCTTTGAATCACCAAAAGAAATAACTTCTTCTTCAGTGGACTCTTCTTCAAGGGTGGCTTCTTCAGGAGTTTCCGTTTCGTCTTCTTCTTTAAAAGCTTCTTCTTTGTACGCTCCTTTGTAAGGGCCTTTTATATCTTCTGTACTCAATTTTTCCTCCATTCGGGGCCTGATTTCAGGGTAGCCGTTGGTTGGTTAGATGCAGTGCCAACTATGTTGGGTGGCTGCAGATACTACAAGATAACGCTTGTAGAATTACGTAGCACGAACAGGAATTGTTTTTTGTGGTGTTCCCTGTTGTTCCTGTGCTTGTTGTTCCTGTATTTTTTGTTCGGTAGCTGCTTTTCCTCGTTCATTTATCTTAGTAAGCCTATCACCACCAATTTCTTCTGCCATTGCTTTTGAGATTATTACTTCACCGTTGCTTATAAGAACGTCCTCTGTACCTGTAGTCTGAGCAGATGGATCTTTTATATTTCCTATGTTTACTTTCTTGCCTTGTCTCTCTAAGCTTTCTGCAGCTTCTTCTATCATCTTTCGTATGTCCATACGTCCTGCAAATGTAACTGCTTCTGCGTTTAGTACAAAAGCTCCTTCGCTTGACTTAATGGGTATGTCGTCTGCAACACCGCTGGTGTCTGCCCCTTCTACTGCAATCTCTCCAGTAGTTTCTTCACCTTCTGTAGGTTGAGACATGCCTAGAAGTAGCTCTTCTTGAGACGGTACTATTTCTGTGCTCTGGTCTGATCTCTCTACTACTTCGCCTAGCTGCAATGCTTGCATTTGTGTGTCTACTGGAACTTCTGTCTCAACAGTTGCAGGTTCTTCCGTTACTGGTTCCTCTACTATTGGCTCTTCCGCTACTGGTTCCTCTACCACTGGTTCTTCTTCTACCACTGGCTCTTCTTCTACCACTTCTTCGGTAACTGGCTCTTCTTCATCTTCTTCTAAAACCAAAGTAACACCAAGAGCTTTAGCAAAAATTTCTAAGCTATCTGAATCTGAAGTATCCATTAAATTAATAACGGTATCCTGTTCAGCCTCTTCCATCCCTTCTACATTATCTTCAAACTGTTGTTGTGTTAGTTTCATGCGTTTATTCCACTATGCCAAAAACAAATTATAAAATTCTCTATTACGATCCTCTAGTTCTCTTACTTCTCCAGAGGGTGTACGATAATATCTTTTGTACTCTTCTCTCATACCGTCTATGTCACCGTACACTGTTGCAGTTACGAATTTAGGAAACTTACGAAGACCATTACTGCCAAGATTAAAAACAAAGTCAGTAAATATTTCTTGGCAGTGTTGAGGTAGATCTTCAAAATTATCGCTTCCGTACTCGTTAATGACCTCTGCTGCATTTTCCGAAGCAGAGAAAATATCTTGATACAAAAGTCTTTCATTTTCTTCATCTGAAATTCCTTCTTTCATCCAATCTTCGCTGTCAAGTAGCTTATGGCCGTATCCTATCGTATCGTTTCCTCCTTCTGGTGATGGATGAGGAAACCAAAATCCATCTGTGTATCCTAACTTAGCTCCGTTTTCTACTCGCTTAATGTAGTCTACAAATTCTCCTCGTACCTCCATTACCAAAGACCCCCTTCGTCACCACTGTATCCACCACCTTCTCCACCAAAACTACCTGCATCTGCACCTGCAGCGTCAGAAACTCCTGCATCATCATCAATTACGGACTGTGCTACTAGACCGCCAGCTTGGGCTGCCAGTTCTTCTAGGTCTGGTGCTGTTGGAGGTGCAACAGGAATGGGTTCATTACCTCCTCTGGTTTCAGGATCGTAAGGCTCTATGTCAACTGGAGCAAGAGGGTCTTTACTGTCATCTGGTGTTAACTTAATTTCTCCTCCAAAAATGTCAGCAGCAGCATCCTTAATAAACTCCAATACGGTTGGAATAGGACCTGCTGTGCCGATAGCTCTTGATGTTTCTCTACCTATATATGCTGGTGTCGGGTCGCCTCGTACAGTTACGACTGTTCTTCCAGTCCTTGCAGTAGCTCCTGCAAATTGATCACGACCTAATAGGCTTTCTATTTCTTGTGAATACGTAGGCACTTCTTCCTCGAAAGTTTTTCCTTCCCAAAATACTTCATCGTCTGGATCTACTTTACTAAGCAACTCTTGTTTATCTTTATCCCTAAAAATGTATTTAATAGTGCCACCAATCATATGCATAGAATCTTGTATTAATTCCTTAGCCAGATTTTTTAAGCTGTCTTTATTTTTAATCTCGTTTTGTGATAGCAATTTACCTTTATCGTTCCTAACTTGAATTTCTGTATCTTTATTAACAGATATACTATTTGATTTTACTGATTCTCCTACCTTTGCAGTTACTGCAGCATTAGTAATTTCTATTCTATTACCGTCAGGTGTAAGCACTACTGCATTATTACCACTTTTACTTTCTACTTTTCCATTGATAGTTTGTGTTTGATGTATATTTTCTAAGTTAGTATTTTTAGGTGCTGGTCGGGCTAAAGAAAGAGGCTGTCCTGCAGGACTTCTAAAGTCTTGTCCCTTTGCTGAATCTCTTCTCAACTCTGCATCTGAAGGGTCTACTTCAGGGTCTGGTTCTTTTGCTGCATCTATTCTATATTCTTCTTCAGGAGATAAATCTAATAGTCCTTCTGGCATAGCAAATTCTTTTGATTGAAAATCTCTTGTAGTAACCGCTTTATCTCCAAGACCTCCTATAGTAGTCATGCCTCCAAAATCTGCAGGTCTATCGGGCAACGTAAATTCAGAACCCTCAATCTTCTTCACTTCGCTAGGTAAATAACGGTCATCTGTTGCAGGTTCAAATAGATCAGCAGGTTCAAGTCTATCGGGCAACATAAATTCAGAACTAGGTTGATTCATTTTTGTTACACTATTTACGATAGTTTGCATATTACCAGCCAACTGACTTCTAGCCCGATTAAAAAGTTCTCTATTTTTATATGTTGTAATATCTACGGTATCTCTCATATTTTTTAATTGGTTCTCAATTATATTCATACCGTCTCTAATCTTTTCTACAGTATTGACTGCGCTTTTGGTAGGGTCTTTTGAAAAATTTACTGCCCCTTCTAAAAGAGTAGACAAATTCTTTTCGCCACTTACGCTTCTACCTTCAACAATCTCTTGATCCATAGCGTATGCGTCTGGAAAAAGAGGTACTTCTTCGTCAAAAAGAGTTTGTATAGTTTTATCTACTTTCTCTGAAGCATCAGCAATACTGACAACAGGATTGTTTAAAAGTTTTGGGTCTACATTTTCACCAAGATAAACTGATCTAGCCACTGCTTCTATAACTTTTTTATCTAGGGTAGTTCCCAAGACCCTAAGCTGGCCTAACTGTGATGTATATTCTTTATCTCTAGGATCAAATCCAAAAGCTGTAAATGTTCTGCCTGTTAAGTCTCTAGCTGTTTGTGCTATGTCTGTAGCCTCTTGGTTAAATCCTCCGTAGTTAAATTCAGAAGCACCTACCACAAAATCATGCCATTGTTCTGCTGCTACAGAGTTAGGGTCCATCATATCAGAATAATCTTCACTCTCTAAGTTTTGATCTGTAAAAGCCTTAAAATTTTTACCTGCATCTCTTAAAAAGTCTCTTACCATTTTAGGACTAAATTCTGTAGTATAGTCATCAAAATTTTGATAGGAAGCCCTTGGATTTAACATACTCCAAGGTTGCAACCCCGATTCATTAAAAGCTACAAAATAATCATTAAAGTTATTATAGTACGTCTCGATAGCAGGTTTGTGAATGTTTCCAACTTCTTGACTTAACTCTGCAATAGGTGTTTGGTCTGATAAACCTAGTCTTTGTGCGTGATTACTTAGTACACTAAGTATATGTTCACTAGCTTGAGCCTGTTCGGGATCTGTGTATAAAAGATTTCCGTCTGTAAAATGACCAGACATATCAAAATAAGACGACACACTAGGCATATTTTTAAGATCTGCCAGCGTCACATTAGGAAATTCTTGTGCAAATGTATTAAGGTTAAAAGACGTATTCCACTTGCCACTAAAACTTTCTCCATCAATAGTAGTGCCTGTGTTAACATAGTTATCTATACCATTAGAATACGTTGCTGTATCCTCATCATATTTAAACCCTCCTACCTGAGCAGCAGAAGCAAGTCTTTCATATCTGTCTTTTAAATCAGGATAATAGTCTGTAAAATTTCTTGCTCCATATTGTATTGAGCTAAATACATCTCCTACAAAAGGAGTCATTTTCATAAGGGCAGTTATAAATCCTGGATACACAAGATTTTGATTTTCGTCTAGCACGTAGGATATTTTTCCATGAGCAAGATCTATGGAAGTAACATCTGGAATAGCTGCTCCGTATGTAAACACATTACCAAGACCTTTAAGAGCACTTACAGGGTCTGTTATAAACTCTGCTACTCCTTTTACTCTATCTCCTATTTCATCTTTTAAATTAGTAAAAAATTCTTCTGGAGAATTTGCACGAGTAAACATTCTACCAAGGTTTGTACCCACGTTATGTAAAACTGTAGCAGCACCAAGCCCACTAACAGTAGATGGCACACTGTTAAAATTAGTAATATCAGAAAACGCTTTTCCAGCGTCAATTGCTTGTGGAACACCAAGCAACACAGAATTGTTAAAAAAGTTTGTAGCTACGTTTTTTGATACGTCTGCAAAATTTTGTCCTCCCACTGTAGTAGCTCGTACTACATTTGTAAGAAGATTTGCTGTGCCTACGGCTCCTCTGGTAGTATCTGTAGCAAGAGGAGATATTTGATTACTTGTACCTGCAAAATCAGCTAATAAATCTATAGGGGTTGTTGTCTGTCCAGTGTCAAAAGTTCCTTCTATAGGATCAAAAGTATTTGCAGCCGTTCTAGCAACAAGAGGATCTAAGGTACTAAAATCTTGTAAAGGAATGTCTTCAAAAGTTTGTTTAAACACAGGTACTTCTGCTTGGCTTACTGAAGCACCAGAATCAATAAAGTCAGACACATTTGACTTAAATGCCTGTACAGAAGCAGCATTTCCACTTTGTAAATCTTCTACAGCTTCTATAAGTTCCGTATTTGCTCCTGCAGAACTAAGACTATTTACAAACGGTGTGTTTTTCTTTTTCTTTTTGCCACCAATAGCAGCTATTTCTAGCGAACCACCTACACCACCCTCTACGTCAATATTACCTTCTGGAAGAGTTTCTGTAACGCCTTTTGGCCCTCCAGTTAAATTGCTTATCTGATTAGCTAGGGCTTCTTGGTTTATTGGTGTTGTCACTCTTTAGGTATTCCTTTTGTTGAGTGTTGACTTCATCCTTCAGGGATAATAGGTGCTGTATCAGTTGGAGTCGGCCCTGCTGGTGGCGTACCTCCACCTCCTGGGTTTCCTGTATTAGGGCTTGGCGATCCTTGTCCTGCAGGTCC